TGTCAAGTGTCACAACTGCGACTACAGTACCAACCTTGGCAACCTCATCAAGTATCTCGATCCTGTCATGTACCAAGAGTACGTGCTTGAGAACTACAAAGAGTCTGGTGCTCCACGATCACATCACAAAGACCTCAAAGAAACTCTTCCAGAGCTGATCAATGTGGTCAGCGACTCTGTGCTTGATGGTGCCAAGTGCTTATCGACTTTGCCATTAGACCATCCAGCTGTGAAGTATGTCCTCGATAGAAAGCTTCCACTGTCGTCGCTGAAGCTTCTCTACGTCACTGCAAAGTTCAAGCAGTTCGTCAACCGTCTTGTGCCAGGCAAGTTCCAATCAGTAGACGATGACCATCCAAGGCTCATCATTCCGTACTTCACAGAGCACGGAAAGTGTTTTGCTTTTCAAGGTCGTGCATTTGGTGATGAGCAGCCAAAGTACTACACAATCAAGCTAGACGAGTCAAAGGATAGGATCTACGGTCTAGATCGAGTTGACTTCTCAAAGAAAGTCTATATACTCGAAGGACCTCTTGACTCGTTACTGCTTCCTAACGCGATTGCAGTTTCAGGTTCTTCATTCACATCTGAGACTACAAGACTCATCAAGACAAACTGTACACTTGTGTATGACAACGAACCAAGATCGAAGGACCTAACAAAGCTGATTCACAAGTCTATTATGGACGGCTATGATGTGTGCTTGTGGCCAGACACAGTTCAAGAGAAAGACATCAATGAAATGATTATGGCAGGTCGAACAGTTGAAGACGTCGTTACAATCATCAACGACAACACATTCAGCGGACCTGCCGCACAGTTACGATTTACTACATGGAGGAAGTGTTAATGGAAGTACGTTTAGTTTCTTATAGTCAGCCTGCACCTGAGTTTGCTAAGATGGGTCTTGAGAATGCTCAGGACCTTATTGCTTTTTGTGCACGTGTGTCGAATCCTGCTAACCAATACAACACAGAGACAGCTGACAAGCTCATTAAGTACTTGATCAAGAACAATCACTGGTCGCCACTAGAGATGGTATCAGTTTGTATGGAGATCACCACAACTAGGGACATTGCAAGGCAGATCCTTCGTCACAGGTCTTTCTCGTTTCAAGAGTTTAGCCAACGTTATGCTGATCCTACCAAAGACCTCGACTTTGAGCTTCGTGAGGCGCGTCAGCAAGATCACGACAACAGACAGAACAGTATTGCCAGCAAGGACAAGGATCTCAAGGAAGCTTGGAATATTAAGCAGGCTGCATTGATCAAGCAAGTTCGAAGCACGTATCAGTGGGCTATCAAGAACAACATTGCAAAAGAGCAAGCTCGTGCAATCCTACCAGAAGGCAATACAGTTTCGCGACTTTACATGAACGGAACTATGCGTAGTTGGGTGCATTTTATTCAGCTTCGATCGAGCAATGGTACACAGAAGGAACACATGCTCGTTGCAAAGGAGTGTGCGAAAGTACTTTCAGAAATCTTTCCGATGGTGACTCAGATCCCTTGAGATCTAATCTAAATACCATCACACTACATTCAAAGCGGAGCAAGAACATGGATACATCTCAAAAGATCCTTTCGGACATTACTATCTTTAACAAATACGCAAAGTTTATTCCTGAACAAAATCGACGTGAGAATTGGGACGATATATGCACACGTAATGCACAGATGCATATTGGCAAGTATCCACAACTAGCAGATGAAATCAATGACGTGTACGATAAGTTCGTGCGATCGAAGAAGGTTCTTCCTTCTATGCGTTCGATGCAGTTCGGTGGTCGTCCAATCGAGCTAGCAAACAACCGACTGTTCAACTGTGCATATCAAGCTATCGACAATCCAGCGGCGTTCTGGGAAGGTATGTTCTTGCTTCTTGGTGGTTCAGGTGTTGGATACTCTGTGCAGAAGCATCATGTAGACAAGCTACCTTCTGTGCAAGGTCCTGCTGATCGTCGACGTCGGTATCTTGTTGGTGATTCGATCGAAGGTTGGGCTGATGCTGTTAGACAGCTCATGCGTTCATACTTCGAAGGTAGATCGAATCCATATTTCGACTTCCGTGACATTCGTCCAAAGGGCGCACGGCTAGTAACAAGTGGTGGTAAGGCTCCAGGTCCAGATCCTCTTCGTATCTGTCTAGATCAGATCAGAGCAGTACTCAATCAAGCTATTGGTCGTAAGCTAACAACACTAGAATGTCACGACATCATGTGTCACATTGCTGATGCAGTATTGTCTGGTGGTATCCGTCGTGCCGCGTTGATCTCCTTGTTCAGTCACGACGACCTCGACATGATGAGCTGTAAGAGTGGCGCATGGTGGGAACTTAGTCCACAACGTGGACGTGCTAACAATAGTGTTGTATTGAAGCGTGGAGAGATCAGTGAAGAACAGTTCGCTGACATCTGGCAGCGTGTAAGAGATTCTGGTTCAGGTGAGCCTGGATTCTTCTGGACCAATGATCTCGACATCGGTACTAATCCTTGTTGTGAAGTTTCTCTTCGGTCAGCTCAATTCTGCAACCTCACTGAGGTCAATGTGTCTGATGTTGAAAGCCAGTACGATCTAAATGCAAGGTGTCGTGCGGCTGCATTCCTTGGCACACTACAGGCTGGCTACACTGACTTCCATTACCTTCGTCCTATCTGGAAGGAGAACACAGAGAAGGATGCTCTTCTTGGTGTTGGCATGACTGGCATTGGTTCTGGTCGTGTACTTGCATTCAACCTCATTGAGGCAGCTGAGCAAGTCAATCAAGAGAACGAACGTGTTGCTGCCATCATTGGTATCAACAAGGCAACAAGAACAACTGTAGTGAAGCCTTCTGGTACATCTTCACTAACTGTTGGCTCTTCATCAGGCATTCATGCTTGGCACAACGACTACTATATTCGTCGTATGAGAGTTGGCAAGAACGAAGCTCTATACGGCTACATCAAGAACAACTTCGCTGACCTTGTTGAGGATTGTAAGTTCAAGCCACACCTAGAGAGTGTCATCTCATTCCCTCAGAAGGATCCAGAAGGTTCAATCATTCGTACAGAGCCTGCAATGCATCTACTCGAACGCGTCAAGCGTTTCAACCAAGAATGGATCCATGCTGGATATCGTGAAGGTGCTAACCACCACAACGTATCAGTAACTGTGTCGATCAAGGAAGAAGAGTGGAAGTCAGTTGGTCAGTGGATGTGGGACAATAGAAAGTACTACACAGGCATCTCTGTTCTACCCTACGATTCAGGAACTTACATTCAGGCTCCGTTTGAAGACTGCACCAAGGAACAGTTTGATCAGATGATTGGAATGCTACACGACATCAATCTCGATGACGTTCGTGAGGGTAGTGACAACACTTCTTTCAATGATCAAGTAGCTTGTGCAGGTGGTGCATGTGAGGTTACATTCGGCTAATGAAGAAGCTAGCACACAAGAGACCTTGGACACTGTGGGCCAAGGCTCTCGGAGAGAAGTCGCACAAGGATGTTCACGAGGCAGACAAGATTGCGTTGATTCGCACAGTGATCATCCTAATCAACATCATCACCAACCTATTCATCATGGCAGGTGTAATCAGGCACTGGCCTGCAATCTAGCATAAATATATGCATGTGGCTTCACAACGATCTGCCTGTCGAAACTATTGACGACAAGTACAATGCTTTCGTGTACTGCATTACCAACGTAAAGACAGGTAGGCAGTACATAGGATTGAAGACCACTAAGAGTTCCAAAACCAAACAAGTCAAAGGCAAAAAGAAGAAGTACAAGGTTGAGTCTGATTGGCGTGACTATTGGTCTTCTTCAGATGAGCTCAAGAAAGACGTTGAGGTTCTTGGAGTTGACCAATTCAAGCGTGAGATCCTTCATTTTTGCCTAAATAAGGGCACTGCAAATTATTTGGAAGCACGTGAGCAGTTTGACAGAAGGGTGCTAGAGAACCCAGATAAATACTATAACGGTATTATCAATTGTAGAGTGCACAAAGATCACATCAGATTAGGAGGTTAACATGGAGCTATTCAATAAGATCGTTGCCAAAGTAAAGGCATACGTTGCAGTTGTCAAGGCGTACTTCACACCTAAGGTGGAAGTGCCTCCTGCACCTGCTCCTCAACAGAGCAAGTCAACACAGACAACCATTCGCCAACGCAAGACGTTGGCTAAGAAGACCAAGAAGACCAACAAGTAATATGTGGGGAGGCTTGTCCTCCCCGTTGATTCCTTTCTCGTTTGAATATACAATGCAATCACTGGAGAAACACTATGACAATCAATACCGAATCTGACAAAGAACGAATCCGCGAAGCACTCAACCAGGTTAGCAACAGCCTGACGTCGATTGAGACTGAGCGTGATCATATCAAGGACATCATCAAGGTACTATCTGATGAGTTCAATATTCCCAAGAGGACTATGAACAAGCTCGCTCGTGTGTACCACAAGCAGACATTCATCGAAGAGAAGGCCATCCAAGAAGAGTTTGAAGAGCTGTACGAAAACGTGGTCAAGTGACCAAATAGCGCTAACTTTCCGAAATCTGTAGGAAAAATACCTGTTGACCTGCACGTTTGAATGCTGTATAATAGGCCACCTACAAAAAGG